CTATTCGACCTCATAAACCGCCGCATTGTCCTGCACCTCGCGAAGCCCCTTGAAAGACGAGTGCCGCAGCTTGCCGTCATCCGTCCAGGCTCGATATTCGATCTCGGCGATCAGCGTCGGCTGCAGCCAGACAACGTTTTTTCGCCGCCCGGCATATTCGATCGCTGGCGTCTTCCGCGTAATCGTCTCCATCATCTCGCGCAGCTCCGAGGCTGCTTTTTCCTTGAAGCCGGTCCCGACAGATCCGACATAGACCAGCTCGTCACCTTTGCGGCCGGCCAGCAGCAGCGATCCGATTTGACCGAGCGCCGCCGCCGATCGCTCATATCCGACGATGAAGAAGCTGTCGCTCTGGACGCACTTGATCTTCAGCCAGTCGCCAAGGCGGCTGGAGCGATAAGGCGCGTCCCGGCGCTTGGCGATGATGCCCTCAAGATCAAGTTCGCAGGCGCTCGCCAGCAACTGATCACCGTCGGCCCCGATCTCCTCCGAAAGCCGGATATCGCCCTGCTCGCCGGCCGGCACCAGATCCTCAAGCAGATGCCGGCGCATGTCGAGTTCGGAGTTTCTGAGATCGTGGCCGTCGAAATAGAGTAGATCGAAAGCCATGAAGATGGCGTCGCTTGAGCTCTTCTTGCCGCCCCGACCGCCGAGCGACTTTTGCAGCAGGCCGAAATCCGACCGGCCCTGCTCGTCGAGAACCACGGCCTCGCCGTCGAGGATTGCCGTGCCAACGGGAAGCCACATGGCCGCCAGTTTGATCGCCGGGAAACGATCAGTCCAGTCATGGCCGCCTCGCGTCAGGATGCGAATGCCTGTCGGCTCGATGTGAACCGCCAGGCGATAGCCGTCCCATTTGATCTCATAGACCCAGTCATCGCCCTTCGGCGGCCTGGCCTTCAGCAGCGCAAGGCACGGTTCAATGCGATCTGGCATAGGGTCGAGGGGAAGATTCGGCTGCGCGGGATCTCGCGGCTTGCGCGGCCGGGATCGAACCGGCTTTTCAGTATCCCGCAGGAGCGGTTTTGATCTCGGCGGCTTTGTCATGCCGCCATCCCATCAGCAATGTCTTAAAAAGCAATTGCCCAATATGTGTTATTGACTCCAGCCAAAACCAGAACATATTAGCAACATTCTCGGGCGGGAGCTAATCCAATCCATCGACATGCGGCGGTCGAAGAAATCTCTAGCGAGGATCCGCATGATTTTCCGAAAGCCCAATTTCCAAGGAGACTATTTCGTCCATGCTATCGACATCGTCGACAAGAGGGGAAAACTTGTCGACCACATCGGCGGCATCAACAATGTCGTGGTGGCGAATGTCGCGTTCGAAGAGCTGCGGCACTACCATTCCAAGAACGACGTGCTCATCCTGCGTGATGGCGCCAGGGTGATGCGCCGATCAAGGGGATTCGATCGCGACCGCGAACGGCTGATGGAGAGCAGCAAGACATCTGACCAATGGGAAAAGGATGACGACGAGGGGCTTTGGCCGTCATAAGCCATGGCACGCAGGCAATCACCTCTTGAGCGACCGGGACCGACGGCCACGATCGCCGATATCCCCAACTGGTATGTGCTGGTCGCAGCGTGTCCAGATTGCCCGAGGGGGATCGTCATCGATCGCGCACCGCTGATACGGCGATTTGGCAAGAAGGCGCGACTGCACGATCTGGAACGGCAGCTGAAGTGCACGAAACGCGGACGCCGCGGCCGATGCAAGTTTGCCGCCAAGAAGATACCAAGATGACGAGGGGAATATGAGCGACACCGACAAGCCGGCGCTGACGAAAGCGCCGCAAATGTATGTCCATTATTGTGAGGAAGAGGGATGTACGGAGTGGGGAGGTCTCGGCCGCAGCGCCACAAAGGACGAGCCGCCTCGCTGGTGGTGCTGGGAGCACTTTCCTGAGCATTTCAAGGGCGGATGGGCCGCCAATTCGCGAGGCTGATCAATTGATCTTCAGCCAATGCCGGAGCGCCGCAACGGCGCCATCGCTCATATAGGCAACGATGCCGCCGACCGTCAGGCCGGCGAACGCGATCAGCCCTGATATCCCGTAGCCGAGCGTCTTCATTTTATTCCACTCTTCAAGGGTAGGGACGACCGCTTCGTGGTTCTTCTCGACCGTCTCCGCGAGGTTTTTGATCTCCTCGCGGATCTGGCCATCGACGTTGCTGCTGACTGTCACGGTCATGTCGAGCAGATGGATCTGCTTCGCCTGCTCGTCGAGCCGCCTATGGATGACAGAACGGCTCTTGTGAGCATTGTCCTTCTCGTCACTCACCTCATCGCGAAGATTGGAAACGCTGTCCTCGATGCCGGTCAATCTGCCTTCAACGCGCCCGAGCGCGCGCATGATGTCGTCATTGGATGCCATAATCGGGCTCGCCTAAGATTTCAGCTTGTCGAATTGAATGATGAGGCAAGCGGCATGACAATCATCATGTCGTGCCTCCGGCGAGGCGCGATTTCTGAACGCCGTCGTAGTGGCTGGCGCACCAGTCGATCCTGTCGTTCTCGTTCTCGCGAACGATTTCCCAGCGCTTCTGGGAGCCATAGATTGGCTCGTCCAGCTTCGGCTCGACCTTGGGCATTGGCACCCGGCAGTAGGTCGGCCAGTCGGGCAGGTTGTCGCCGGCCCGTTGCGCCCCGATCTGCGCCGCCGCGCTATCGATGCGGCTCAGCTGCTGGCTTGCCGTACAGCCGGTCAAGATCATACTGACGCCAGCGGCTGACACCAGGATCGGTATCTTCATCATTCAATTTCTCCTGTTCGGACAGCTTCCGCTTCAGCCTGGCCGAAGCATCCTCCGCCTGTCGACGGGCGTCGGCGGCGAAGATGGCATTCTGCACCGCCTGCAGGCGGTAGCGCTCGGCCTCGGCCTTCGCGGCCGTCAGTTCGGATCGCGCGACATAACCCTCGCGCGCCGCATCGGCCGCCCTGCCGCGCTCGATCTCGACCCGGCCGACGATGAATTCGCGGATGACCGGGATCTTGCCGACGAAGGGGATATCCCGCAGGCCGGGCACGCCTTCATAGTAGCCGAGCATGCTGATGATCGTCATGCCGACGGCGCCGATCGCCTGGATGGCCCAGAGTAGAAACTTTGCGACTGCAGACCCGGCGAACATCAGAGCCCCATCAAGCACAAGGCTTTTTCTTCCTTGCGCCTTTCGAAGAGACCTCGGATCACCCGCCCGCCGGCCTTGTTGAACCACGTGATTGCCTCACATCCCGCAGCGACCTGCCCGTCATTCAGCCTTCGCACAGCCGTGCTTTTTCCCGCGGTACCGACGCCGACATTGTAGGCGAGCGAGGTATAAGCGGTGTCCCTGGTCGCTGGCAGTCGCATCTCGATGGTCGTCGCCGTGAAATAGCGATGGAGACCACGGCGATATTCCGCCACCTTCTTGCGCATCAGGCCGAGGCATTCAGCCATCGTCATCGGCGGCATGCCGATATAGACGTTTATGCCGGCCGCCGAGGTGAGGCCGCCGCAAATGGTCGGCTCCCCGATAATGTCGCGATAGGCGACCAGGCGCACGCCTTCCTTCTTCAGGACGAACGGCACGGCGATATCAAGCGTCTCCTGCTCCGTTGCAGGCGCTGCCCGCACGGTCGTCGCGAGCAGAATTGCCAGCAGAAATAGGATGGCGACCAGGCCGGCGATGCGCAGCCATTCGCGCAGCTTGGATTCGCTTTGCTCGTAGAGGCGGCCTGCAATACCCGCCAGCAGAAGTAGGACGCCGAGCCACCAGAAGAACACCGGGTCAGAGTCTTCGCCGGTTAACGCGTATTTCAATTCCGGATAGATCAGAACGCCGAGGCCGGCGATCTGCATCCAGAAGCTCAAAGAGAGAGCGACCACCCGTCGCCAGTTTGGCACGATGCTCATGTATATCTCCGATTTTAGGTACGAAAATGCCGCCCCGAGAGGCGGCTTAGATTTTGATCAGGTGCCCCAGCCGTTTAGGCCGCCACTAGCTTCGTCTTCTCAGCCTGATCCATGCCGGCGACGATCCGGTCAATCATGATCGGGAACGGGTGAACAAGAGAGATCGGGGTCGAGCTCTCTTGCAGCGCGGCCGACGGGCGCACCACGGACCCAACTGGCAGGACGACGGCGCTTGATCCCTGATAGGTGATGACATTGCCGGTGATGCTGGCGATTGTCTGAGTGCTCAACCGCGCAATACCGTCCGGGCCGGAGTAGATGTTTATCTGTTGTTCCGGCCGGAATATGCTGGCGTCGGCGACCGGGATTGAATTATACGTGACGACGCCGTCAGTTCCCGCTTGAGCGATCAAGGTCGTGCTTGGCAACTCCAGCATGCCAGGCCATGCGCCGCCCTTGTTTGCCGACACGAAGCCGGCGTAGGTGTCGATCGCAGCGTCGCAGCAAGCCGACGTCTGCGCGAGAATGTCAGCGCGAAGCCGCCACTTTCCAGACGCGTCGGTGCCGTCAGCCGGCCACGCGTTGCTAGTGGTGTAGTTCGTGAACAAGGCGTCTAGGCCGAGATCGTTGGCGCGGATCGTTCCCGTTGCCGGAGACGTGCCGCCAGCGAAATTGTAGGTGAACGTCGTGCTGTCCAAGACCGTGATAACGACACTGCCGTTGTAGGCCGTGGGCGTCGCCCCGGATATCGATAGCGTTTGTCCCGATCGAAGCCCGACAGTAGAAGGCAACGTCCCCATTGCGACTGTGCCAACCGAGGTGAGGGACGTCAGGGACTTTTGCGTGTCCGTTCGGCCGAACGGCGGGAAGGCAACAATCTTGACGCCCGGATATTCGGCGCGAACACGGTTGACGTTGGAACGGTAGTTCGTGTTGAACCATGTCGTGTAAACCGTCGAGGTGTCATTCTGCCCGAGCTGGTTGCCGACGACGGTAAACGGCCACTTGCCGCCATTGAAGGCGATGATTTCCCGGACGATATCGCGCCGCCTGGTCGCAATTGTGGAGCCGGAGCCGGTATATTCACGCACCGACCCAGCGCCCGGCATGCCGATCGCGCAGAACGGAATTCGCCCAATGCCGGCGTCCATGTCGAGATAGCGACGAAGATAGCCGATCATGCCGCGCGCGTCGGCGGCCGAGCTGAATTCCTGCCGGCTTTCGCCGATGCTGTCGACGAACGCAAGAACGACTGGCCGGCCGTCCCAGTCACCCTTGGCGACCATGAAGGCGTCAGGCCCGTAATATTGCGGCTGCGATTGCGTCCCATAGCCGGTATCGAGCGCCGCCGTGCTATCCGCCAAAGGGTCGGCCATGAAGCCGAGAAGCGAGGCGTTATCGTTCGCGCCCCATATCCGTTCGCCGCGATGCTTCTGGACGCGGTAGACCGGCCAGATCTTTTCCCCGACTGCGGTATGGTAGAAAAGCCAAAGCTCGATATCGCTTTCGGCCGGAACGTCGGGGATGGTCTTTTCGTCAGTCCAAACGCCATTCGTCTGGTCGGTTACTGTTACCGTGTTCGAGCCGCCGAAAGTCAGTTGATGGAAGACACCGCTGACCCGCATGAACATCGCGTCAACGGGCACGGAGTTGCCCGGCGTTCCCACGGTTCCGGTAACGATCGTCTCTTGCGGCGAGTTGCCGCCCTCGGTCGAGGCGAAGCCCGGCAGATGGAATTTGAACGTCCGCGTTTTGTATTGCGGTGAGGAAATGATGATCTTCGAGCAGACATAATTCGTCCCGGCGGCGGCCGTCACAATGTTGCCGGACGGCATACGGGCGCGCGACCCGAAAAACATGTAACGATCGGGATCGACGGCCGGCGGCACATCCTCCTTCACGAGCGCGAAGCGCGTTTCCCGCGGGCTGTTGATCGCCTCCGGCAATGTCTCACGCACATAGACGGTGATTTGACCGGCGGAAGATGCCGATGGGCCGACGACCAGGTTGTCGCCGTCGATCAGGAACCGTCCGTCATTTGGGACGACGGTCAGGGTCGATCTCTCCGTTCGATTTCCAATCGTGCCGATCACCACGCCCGGCTCGTCATTGTTATCGAAGGTAAAATTGCTGAGCGTTAGAGCCTTGAGCAGCGTCGAGCTGCCGATGCCAAGGCCAGCCCCGGCGCCGCTGGCGACCGTGAAACCGATTTCCATAGATAATCCTTAGTGGGAAACGTGTGGTTGCGTGAGCCTGTCTTGTTGTCAACTTGAACGATATTTGTCATACCGAAGCCAATTGAATGGGGGGGCTCATGCCAATTGAACTTCAAACACTTGCGACCAGAGAGACTTTCAATGAAGTGGCTTATCTGGCCGCAAACCAAGACGTCGCCGCCGCCGTAAAGGCCGGCATGATCGAAAGCGGCAGGGTTCATTTCGAAGCGTTTGGCCGAAACGAGAAAAGATATCTTCGTGGCACTCCCGGCACGATCGAACCTCTGCGCGAGATCAAGCTTCAGAGGATCGCCGATTTTCTGAGATCTGACCTGCCAACAACGACAACATCTGGGAAACCAGATTTCCTGTCTCCGGAATTGCGAGAAATCTCCGGCATCACCAGCACCGAGGCAGTGTCGAGCAACTCTTACGACGGGCAGGGAATTGATCTCATAAACAAGCACCGAGATGGCCTCGTTTTGGACTGCGGAGCAGGCCGACGTGACGTTTACTACGAGAACGTCATCAATTTTGAAATCGTCGACTACGACACCACCGATGTTCTAGGCGTTGGCGAAGAGCTGCCTTTCAAAGATGGAACTTTTGACGCAGTGATTTCGATCGCCGTCTTGGAACACGTGAAAGATCCATTTCGCTGCGCCCGTGAGATCATACGTGTCCTGAAACCGGGCGGCGATCTTTACTGCGCCGTCCCGTTTTTGCAGCCACTCCACGGCTACCCGCATCACTACTACAACATGAGCCACCAGGGGCTTCGTTCGCTCTTTGATCATTCGATGACGATCACCGAGCAAGACGTCCCAAAGGCTGGGTGGCCGATCTGGACGCTCACTTGGTTTCTGCAGCGTTGGGACGCCCAACTGCCCGAAAAAGTGCGGGCGTCGTTCCGACGCAAGACGATCGGAGACCTGCTCCAGCCCGCCGATCGCTATCTGAACGAGGAATGGGTAAAGGCGCTCCCCAAAGCCGCTCAGTTCGAGCTTGCATCAATCACAACGATCCTAGCCACGAAACCAGATCCGGTGCGTTAGGCAGCGTCCGGCCAGCCGCTGTCGATCTCAACTGCATTCAGCTCCTCTTCCGTCCGAGCCGCCAGCGCGTCGTCCTTTAGATCCCGGCTGTTCTGTCGGACTCTGGCGTAGTAGTCGCCGACACCGGCAGCGAGAGCGATGCCATCTGCCGGTGCATCCAGAGGAATGCGGATGTTCTCAATCGAGATCCAGCCGCGACTATAGCTGTCTGGCCATTCCGTTGCCCCCGAGAGCGCGAGCGCGGCAGTAGTCGCCATCGCGCCCATGTCTGCACGGCTGTCGGCATCGAGCGCGATGTGCAGCCCATCTGCCGCCGCACCGGCCGCCAAGACCTCTTCCGTCTGGATGTTGATGGCCGCGATCTTTGCGGCCTTCAATTCATCCAAAGACGGCCCTGCCGGCGCGGAGAATTGCGCTCCGTTCCAGATCCATCCGATATCGGCAGAGCCTCTCGGGTGGAAGGTCTCTACAAACTCTGGAGTGAAACACTCATCGATCGCGAAGCCTTCCGGCTCGCTCCATGCCTCGACCGCGACGCCATCTTGCACACGAAGAAAATCAGCCATCATGCATACTCCTCAACCACGATGACGCCAGGTGCGCCGGGCCCTCCAGCGTTTGGGCCCTGGCTCACGCCGTTTGCCGATCCACCTCCGCCAGATCCATAGTTTGTTCCGGCAAAACCTGCGGATGTCGAAAACCGGGCACTTCCTCCCGCGCCCCAAAAGGACGATCCGCCAAAACCTGAAGAGAAGTTGCCTGTGCTCGTCCCCACAGCGATACCGCCCGATCCCCCTGATGAATTCAGAAAGCTGCCTCCAGAAGCGACGGCCCCCGTTCCGCCGGCTTGAACAGCCGCTCCGCTCGCTTGAGGGCCAACGGACCCACCGAGGCCGCCGCCTGCGGAAGCAAGTGCGCCAAAGGATGTTGTTCCGCCACTTAATCCATTACCGCCACTGGCAACGCCGCCACCTGCACCTATCGTCATCGCAACCGATGAGAACCCACTGGTGAAATCGGAAACTACCGTAGCTCCTCCTCCGCCGCCGCCACCCACCGCATAGGTGGAGGCGGTAGTGCCTCCGCCGCCTCCACCACCACCGCCACCGCCTGTGGCCGTGACATGGATCTTGGTTGTTCCAGCGGTCGGCGTATATGTCGCGGATGCCGTGAAAACCCGTCGGGCAATGAGCGAGCCAGAGGCCACGCTGCTGGCGAGATCGGAAAGCGCGAGGCGCTGCAACCTCCAGACCGCCCCATCGAAGATGAACGGCACGATTTCACCGGCGATGAGGTCGCCGCCTGCGAGAGCGCCGCCGTCCTTCCTGTTGGCGTTGACCGCCCCTAGTCCGTTCGTGTTGATGGTGACCGCGCCGGTGTTTGTCGTGCCAATTTTGACGTTGATCTTAATCCCGGCAACCAGCGCGTCCGGGACCGGCGCCAAGGTAATGGTGATGGCGTTTGCCGTACCGCCAGCAACCGCGTAGTTGAGCACACCGGACTGAACTGCCTTTGCCACCAGGTGGAGATCATCCTCGTCGGGCGTCAGTCCCGCCGCAGTGATCAGGTTGACGAGTTCGCGCTGCGGATCTTCGACCGCAGCCGCCGGAACCTTTGATCCGACGACGGCGCCGGGAACGTTACGGTCTACGTAAGGCGCATCCGGATCGGCCGATCCGAAAGGTGCTTGATATTTCATGGCATACCTCGTTTAGAGATCAGGTGTCGTCCACCAGGACGGGAAGGGTCCATCCCGGCGCGGCGCGCCGCAGGATGCAGAGCAGGCGCTCGGCGTCGCCGAAATCGAACAGCGGATCAGAGCCGCATTCAGAAAGGCCGCAGGTGAAATAGTCGACGGCGAGTCCGGTCATGTGGACGATCCAGTAGGTTTCCTGCCTCATGTCACCGACCGTGTGCTCGCCGCCGCATTCGGAAAAGCCGCATTCGAAGATTGCGGGCTCTTCGATCGTGATCTCGAAGCCGTAGGATGCAGCGATCCTGATGAAGTCGCCGGGCGTGATCGCCGCATTGCTGTTGACCTTCGCCTCAAGCGCTCGCAATCGTTCGGCGACGCTGGTTTCTCCCGTCACGCAATTGTCGGGAAGGCCGTATTCCTCCTCCCATTCCGGCAGCAGCTCATCGACGCCGCTAACCGTCGCATTGCGCGCCAGCGTCCATGCGCGGGCATAGAGCCAGACGAAGCTATCAACCAGCACACGCGTGAAGCGGGCAAGGACGTGGCTGAGCGGCATGGCTTCGCCATCCGGCGTTCCCCACGCCGGCCCGACCGGCCACATTGCAAGCCCGGCCGAGATCAGATCGTCATTGTCAGGAGCGGCAAGCGCGTCATAGGGAGCGACGACCGGCACCAGATCGTCGAGCACCGAAGCTGCCGTCGTGACGGTGTTGAGCGCCGGATCACGCGCCATAGATCACCGTCCCAAGCGTCGGAAACTCGCCGCCCGTAAGCACGATATCGGTCGGGGGGGCCACCAGGTCATGCCGGTCCTCGCCGGAAACCGTCGATATCGCCTCCGCGATCCACGAGCGCGAGAGCGTGAAGGTGTTGCCTGCGATACCCGGCCGGCAACGCTTCAGGAACATGGCCGAGATCGCCGCCTCTATCGCAGCGCGAATCTCGGGCGTGTCGGCGGAAAGCCCGTCAATGGTGATATCGACAGGACGTGCGATCGGTGCCACCGCGACACTGTCGTCGACTCGGATCAGCCGTTCGGCGTCGATAGCCGCCTGCACCACCGCGACGTCGGACGGCTCGGGGATAAAATCATCGCGTCCGGCAAACAGGAAATAGACGAAGACGGAGCCGATGCTGTTCGACCCACGAAACGCCCATGCCGCCAGCACACCGGGAACATCGAGCACAATGCGCTCGTAATCGGTCAGCGTGCCGCCGCCCGGCGGGTTGCGCTTGCGCTGCAGGCCACGCGCCCGCAGGCTGTCGTCGCTTTCGATATCTGCGCCGCCCCCAAGCCCACCGTCCGCCACCTCCCACTCGCTGGAGAGGTCGGGATAGAGCACCGGATCTGCAAGCGCCAGGATGCCGCCCTCGTCGCGATTGCTGCTCGCGCCGCGCACTTCGGAGGTCACCGCAATCGTCAGCGCGCCAGCGCCATCGGCGGTCGCAGGCAAGGTCGAGAGATAGGTCACGCTACCGGACACGAACCGGATGCCGGCCGGATAGGTCGCAAGGGCCGCACCCGTGCCCGCGATCAGACCGGATGCCGCCGAGGCCTGTTTGCGATAGACGCCGATATCGCCGCAATGCTGCACCAACCATTGCCCGGTCGCCGTCGAGATGAACAGCTGCCGCGTCAGATAGGCCATGCGTAGCTCGAATTCGTGCGCCAGCGCGGCAAGCACCTTGCCGGCAACTGTCACGAAGTAATTCTTTAGCGACGTGTCGGTGCCCGGCAGATATTGCCGAAATGCGCCGCGCACGCGCGCGGATGCCTCAGTAAGAGAGCGGATTGCCCACGCCATCAATCTGTCTCCAGAGGAGTTCGAACTTGTTGTCGTAAATCTTCGTCCCGTCGCGCCCATAGAGCGCGATGGAGAGGTCGAGGCGCTTGGCGGTCCGGACGGCCGTCGCGATCGCTGTGGCGCGAGCTGCAGCGCCCTGTGTGATCAGCGGCTGCAACGCCTCGATTGCATAATCCTGCGCCTTGATCTCGATGCCTTCGTAAAGCGCCGAATGGCGCAGCAGCCAGAGGCGCGAGCCGATCGGCGTCTCGCCCTCCATCACGTCGAAACTGTCGCCGATCCAGCCGCGGTTTTCGTCGCCGTCGCGCAGCTCGCTGTCCTCGACGCGCCGGTCTGTCATCAGGCAGATCAGCACCTGCGTCGCCAACCCCTGCTCGGCGCGAAAATCGCCGGGTGCGGTTGGATGGGTCAGCGGGTTAAGGATGAGGTCGCCGACCAGACCATCCCAGCCGAGATCAGGCGAACGGTAAGGCTCTTCCGCATCGTCGGCCGGAATGATCTTCAACATTGCTTATTCCGCCGGCGTGAAGTCGATGAAATATGCCTTGCCCTTTTCGAAGGCGTCGATTGCGCCCGGATTGGTGATCGACATTTCGATCTTTCCGGATGGCGTGTACTTCGACCAGCTTTCGTTGTTCTTGCCGTCGCCATAGGTGCCGAAGACCGGCATCATGGTGATCATGGCATACGGATCGCTGCCAGGCGTTTCCGGATGCTTGACGTCGGCCACAAAGAACTTTGCTCTTACGGTTGGTGCGCTCATGCGTCTTCTCCTTTTATTGCCCGGAGCCGCCGGGCGCGGATCTCAATGAGTGTGGTGCGCAGTATTACCGCCGGCGTCGATAATCGAGCCCGTGGCGTTGATGCTCCCGTTGACCTGCAAATCGCCGTTCAGCACGAAATCGCCGTTCAGCGTCCACGTCCCAGCCGTTACGGTCACCGTCCGGCTGGCCGCATCGATGACGATGCCACTGCCGACAAACTTGATGATGTTGCCCGTCGCGTCATAAATCGCCGTGCCACCACCCGGCAGATTGTTCGGCCGATGCGAGGGGTGCTCGCCGCCGAACACATAGGCCTGATCGGCATCGCCGTTCGGCTGCAGCAGGAATGCCTTGGCGCCTTTGACCGGCATCGAGGCGAAGCCATGCGGCTCGATCCGGTGGATACGCGTATAGCCATCATTGTAGAAGCCACGGCCGGAAACGAACTGCTGCCCGCCCTTCTCGACATTCTCGCCGTCAAGCTCGATCCGCCGGCCGCTCATTGATCCTCATACTCCGGCGTGATTGCACCAGGTGCGGCATAGGCATCCGCCGTCTTGCCGCGTGGGTTCTCGCCGCCGAGCGCGCGAGGGTCGGCGAGATCGAACACCGCCACCGTGCCCTGATCGCTCTCGGCATCCTGCGTCAACGTCACGCTCTTGATCACCATCATCCCGTCGATCCCGATCCAGGCGTCCCGCACCTGCACAAGCCAGTTGCGCGTCCAGATCTTGCCGCCGCCGTCCCGCCAGCCGGTCGAGGTGATCGAGGCGGTAGCGGCATAGCCAGCGCCGCGCTTCACCTTCCAATCGGCCCGCTTTTTCAGTCGGTCGATCGTCGTCTCGCCCTCATGCGGGATGATCAGCGGCCGCCGGCGCGAAACGCCACTGTCATTCGCGCGGGCTTCCGGCCGCAGCTGCTGCTTTTCCGTTCCTTCGCTCGCCTGGCCGCGCACCATCACGCTGCTGTGGCGGCCGCGCTCGGTGATCGAGGATGACGCTTGCTCGATGTTGACGCCCCAGATCAGTCCGCCCGAATGCGTGCCTTCAGGCTTCGTCGCCAGCTTTAGCTTCCCCTGTGGCGTATCGTAGATCAGGATACCGCGCCCCCGGGCGCGCCGTTCGATCGTCGCAAATAGCGTCTCACCCGTCCGCAACTTATGCCGCGGCTCGATCGGCAGCCCGCCGTCGCTTTCGATACCGATCCCGAGCCCGTCGAATTCCTTGGCAATAGCGGCTAGATCTTTGTCCAGGACTTCCCCTGTGGGATGCTCGACCGAGCATTCAGTCGCATCAACCGTGCGTGAGCACACGGTCACAACAAGCGATCTGCCGCTTGCGTCGTGGCTCGGCTGCACGTCCCTGACGTAACCGGTCAGGAGCAGATCCTTGTCGGCCTTGATCGTGACCTTACGACCGGGCGTGACGGAGACCCCATCACCCTGAGGAACGAGCACGATAGATGCGGTGCGAACCGCCTCCTCGGCCGACGAGGTAATGCTGATCGACTTGTACGGCGGCAGGCCATCGATCGTAAGTGTCTCAAGCATCGTCGGTCCTATGACGCCAGCGCGTCGAAAAGCGTCGGCATCACCATCGGCGTCGAGGAGTCGGCCAGGTCGACCAATTCCCCTGCACGCTTGGCATCGCCATAGAGCTGATAGGCAAGCACGGTTGAGGGTAACGATATTCCCGTGCTGACCCGAATGACCGGCGCCGCGTTGGCGGCCATGTCCGATATCAGCCGGCATGCAACGGCGGTGACCGCAGTCAGCCAGGAATAAAGATCGGCACCATCGCCGCCCAAAGTGTCGGCCGCAGCCGCGCCGTCGTCGCCAGCCGCAGAAACCCTTGATCGAGCGTTGCGCGCCATCGGGCGCGACCGCCATTCGGCCCGGCAGCCCGCGATCGCAAGCCCCATGGATACCATGATAGCGATCGCATTCCGTGTCTCGCCGGTCGCAGCAGCGGGAACCGAGATCCTGTCGAAGTCGGCGGCAATGGTCACACTCTCGGCAATGACACGCATCAACGTCAGCCCTTCCGTTGCGAAAGCCACCGCATCGAGATCAGTCGCGACCGAGATCCGCGCCGACACATCGGCGAGATCGTCCACATCCTGGATGATTGTCGCCGCGAGATCGGCGAGCCATGAAAGCACCGCCTGCCTGTCCGCCGCCATGGGAACCCTTTCAGAAGAAACGCGCGAACTGCGCTGCTGCCGCAGACAGGCCGCCCGCCACTGTCGCAGTCACATCGCCGATCGAGAGTATAGTGCCGGCCTCGTTGCTCGACGGGATGAACGTCACGTCGAAGCCGACATAGCCGTTGCGATCCTTGCCACGCGACCGCCGGAAATTCTCCGCCGTCGCCAGCATGCCGCCATCCATCGGCAGCACCAGAAATCCCGGACCATCAGCAAGCATGACCGCCTGCAGCGCCAGCGCCTGCGCGTCCGCCGCATCCCCGAGCAGGTAGAGCGTCACGTCGAAGACCGAGGTCGAAAGCCCCAGTTCCTCGATAACAGTCTGCCGCCCGCCCGCATATTCATGTAATGCCAGACGTTTTCCGCCTGAGAGATCGTCAACCTCGACGAAGAACGACACACCGCGATAGCTCGCCGGCCGCAGTGTTTTCTGCCAGTTGCGCATATTAGTAGCCTCCGCCGCCGCCCGTTGCCTGCGGCGGCATCGAGCGGCCTGTATCCGCATTCACCGTCGGCGTTCCGGCCGAGCGCAGCGACTGCGTCGCTCCGCGCATCGCACTGGCGATGGTTTGCGCGGCCGCCAATAGCTTTTCGGAGGCAGACGCGATCGACGATCCCGCATCCGTCCCGGCCGACCTGATCTTGTCCGCCGAGCCCCCGATCGCGTCCGCGCCTTCCTTACCGCCATCAGCGACCGACTTCGCCGCCGTCTCGAAGCGCTGCTCGATCGGACCGAAGGCATTCATCCCAGCCGCCTGCGAAGTGAACGATTCCGCAATCTCGCGTCCCTGGCCATATTGCCGGTATTGCCTCTGCATATCGCTGAGCGGAGAAACTAGTGGGCTTGCCGATGGCCGATCCATCGGAACTGGAACATCCGACCCCGGCAGATGCCGTGCGTTAAGATTCCTGCCGCCGCCCGGAAATTCCGGTACGGTGACCGGCATGCTCTGGCGGCCGACGGAGGGCCTGACCTTGCCGCGAGAATATCGGTTTTGCTGGTAGGCTTTCAGCCATTCATCGTTGCGATAGCCGCCCTCGTAAGCGAGATCGTTCGCATCGTCTTCGGTGGTGAAACCGAGGTTGCGCTTAAGCCAGGAATAGCCGCGCTTTTTTGCGCCCTCATCCTTGGCATTGTTGAAATCGAGCCCACGCGAAACGCTGTCCATCACCGCCGAAGCGGCCGGTGCGATGGTCTCACCGGCGGAAAGCTTGAGCTTGTCCCAGCTGCTGGCCAGTTGGTCGATCTTCGATTGCGTATCCGTGAGCACGCGGTTGACGTCCCGCAGCACCGTGCCGTCGACCTTCGAGCTATTCACGGCGGCAATGAAATTCTTATAGCTGTCTGCGCTGGTCATCAGCGACTGCATGCCGAGGCGGAATTCCTGGTCGGTGAAGAGCAGCGGCAGCTTGCTGAGATCGCCCTTGACTGCCTCTTTCGACAGGCGAACGAACGCCGTAACAGCATCCTCGCCACTCTTCTTGGCCGCATCCATTTCCTTCCGCAGATCAATGCCGAAACCGGAAAATTTCTTTGCCGTATCCGAGGAGAACATCTTGCCGAAAATGTTCTGCGCCTGCGTTGCGGCAGCCCCCGCCGATCCGGTGTCTTCGCGTATCGTCTGCAGCAGCGCGATCAGTTCTTTCAGGCCATCCTGCCCCGTATAACCGAGCGAGGCGAATGAATTCGCCAGCTCCGGAATATAGGCGGCCATGTCCTTCAACTCGAACTGGCCTGCCTTGCCGCCGGCAACCATGATGTCGAAGGCGCGTTGCATCTCGCTCGCCTGGATCTTCAGAGCCGAAGACGCCTTGATCGCCGTGTTGGCGATATCTTCCGTCGCCGAGCCTGAGGCCTGCGCCGTCGCCAGCACCGATGGCAGGAAGGCCATCGCATCCTGCAGGCTGAGACCGGAGGAAACCAGGGTGTCGAGAGCGCGAACGCCATCATCGAGCGGCATCGCGAATTGCTTCGTCACCTGCTGCAGGTTCTGGAAAGCCGCCTTCGTCTGCTCGGCGCTGGCATCCGCCGTAATGCCGATGCGCTCCATCTGCCGCTCGACCGCGGCAAAATCGATAACGGCTGCGCGGGCGCCGGCAACAAGAGCGACGCCGGCAACCGCGCCAATGCGCCCGATCGCAGCCATGCGTTCCTGCGTCCGCGCCATTGCAGCCTGGTTCTTGTTGAACTCGCCAGCCCGCCGGTTGACCTGGTCCATCTTGCCGGCGACAGACTTAAAGACCTGCCCGGTGCGATCGACGGCGGAAATCCGCAGTCTCGCCTCGATCTCACGCGTCATCGCTTGTTTCTTTCCTTGAACTGCCGGAAGCGGTCGCCCCAGTAGAAGATGTCGGACGGCGTCATGGCTTCGACACGCTCAGCCGCCCATCCCAGCACGAAGATCAGTCCGTCGGCGATCTCTGCGGTTCCTTCCTTTCCAGAAAAAAACCGGTCACCGCCTCTTCCAGCTTGAGAGAATCGATGGCGTTCAGAGCGCCTATGCTTTCATAGCCAGGATTGAGGCAGATGCGCTGGAGGTAGGCGTCGACGACCTCCGGATATTTCACCAGCATCGGCCCGTGCTGGGTCGGCTGCCAGTCGCTCGGACGGCCGAGACCGTCACGGAAGATCTCGGCATACGTCGGCTCCCGCAACGTCACCGCGTCAAAGGTTTCCCCATGCGCGGTGTAGGACTTCGAGAGCTTGACGATCGTCTCCGCCATCAGCCCGTGCCCCTGCTATACTGCTCGGAATTGATGGTGAGACCGGTGATCTCACCCGTCATCCGGTTCGACTGCGGATCCCCGCTGAAGAACGCATTGGTGTAATAATGGATGACGCCGGAGAAATCCTCGGTGATCGTCACGCTGGCGCGAGGCGCCGTCATCAGCGCATTGAGGTCCGCATTGTCGTCACGGATCGACAATTCCGCGCGATACGGCTGCGGCGTAGCGGTCCGGTCGACCGATCCGTCCTGATTGGTCACGGTCTCGGTCGACATGCCGGCGGTGTTGACGTTGAACGTACCGCGCAACGACATGACCGTGCCGTCAGAGAGGCGAACGACCATGCGTCCGCCGAAATCCTTGCCCATGGTTTCGATCCTTCAGTTGGGAAAAAATCAGGCGGCGTCGCGGAACTGGCCGTAGACCGTCGCGAGGCCCGCCAGGATGTCCAGCGGATTGACGACGTCGAGCGGCAGCCGCATGTTGACGCGGTTCGGATTGTCGGTGTCGCGCTCGACCACCATGGCAAGCAGGGCCGCCTCCGAATTCTCCAGAACGCCGGACATCTGCTTGTAGCTGTGGAACAGCGTCGCCTTGATATCCTTGACCGTCGTGATCGCGTCGAGGTTCTGCGGATTGCTGTTGGCGATCGCCTTGTTCGAATGCTCGAAGGCGAGGTCGGCGCGGAATTTCTTCAGCGCATAGGTCAGCTGATAGACCGTCTGGATATCGCGGAAGGTCGTATCCGGCGCGCCGTTCGTCGTCTGCTGCTGGGTAATGATCTTGTCGATCGTCACCTGTCCACTGCGGTTGACGTTCCAGGTCGACACGCCGTTCTTCAACAGTGCATCGCGCGTCGCATAGTCCATCCAATACGCGCGGTCGCGCGGCGCTGAAAGACCCTCGACTACAAGGCCGGACTGGTTGCGCGAAACATCGCCATTGGAGCCGCCGCCGAGCCAGGCCGCAATGCGCCCTACCATGCCTGCGACCCAGATGTAATCCGGCTCGGCAAACCCGCCCGAGGTAAAACGCGGGATCATCGTCAGATGCCAGGTGTCACGCGCCAACGCGAAGTTGACGAGGTTCGTCGACGTGTCCGTCTCAGGGTAGAAGGCATGGCCATAGAGCTGCTGAACATAAGACCAGCGGCCACTGACCGCGCCGAGGAAGGTGTTCAGCGTGTCGAGATTGGTGCCGTCGCCAAAGGCGGAGACCATGATCTCGAAGGGATCGTCGTTCATCGCCGCCAGGATGTTCGACACGGACGGTACGCCGGCGCCGGGCGTCGTCGTCGCGAAGGTGAAGAGACCCGCGAAGGCGTTGACCGTGTCAAGGATCGGCACGAAGATGTCGAGGCCCGTCGCGTAGGCGCCCTTGTGCCTCGCCGTGATCGTGACGACGTTGGTCGCCGCTGTCGCGGTGAAAGGCAGAGACATGCCCGTCAGCCGGTTGTAATAGCCGTTGATCGCGGCTGCGAGCGCCGTCGCCAGCGCCGAAGCCGACATGCCGGCCGCCAACTCGACCGATATCGTCTCACCTGCAATCTGCACGATGCCCTGACCGCCGCCCGCCGGCGGGGTCCCGATGGTGATCGTCCTGATTTCAGCCGTGCCGCTGTCGCCGACGCGGCCGATCCAAATTTCCTGCGCCGGCGAATTCCGCCGCGCCGCGATGAACATTGCTTCCAGCATCGAGCCGGCGCCGCAAAGCACGCGGGCATCGGTACGGCTGTTGCAGATCGAGATCTGGCCTTCGGCGAGCGTGCCGCCGGCAAGGCCATGGCCGAGCAGGATCATGCGCGTCTCGTTCTGGAACTGACCACCCGACTGCACATCGAAGGTGAAGATCGGCGCCGTCAGTGCGGCAGGGATATTCGATGCCATTTACTTCTCTCCTTCGCCATCGGGCTTTTTGGCCTTGCCGGCCACGGGCTTCTGCACCAGGACGATCGTGCCGTCCCGCACAAGCCGGTTTTCAAACGGGCTCGTGAAATTCACAGGGCGCCCGTCCTCCGGCCAATCAGGCTGACCGCCAGGCATGGGAATGCGTGCGCCCTTCTTCGCGGGCACATAGATGTCGTCGCTCATGAGGTGATCTCCGATCGGTGCGGCGTGACTAGTTCTGTGGCCCATAGGCCGAACCGCCCTCGAAGGGCGGCAATTCTTCAGCGACGAAATACGCCGCCAGCGCAGCAAGTTTTGCCTTCGCATAAGATTGCGCGGGCAAGGCCTCATAGAGGCGACGGATCGGTTGCGGCAGCCCCCCATCCTCCATGTCGAAATCGTCGTCGCGGATCTGGCAGTGGTAGCGCATGGTGACGCGCTGCAGCCTGATTCCAAGATCTGCGACGGCGAATGTCTGCTCCTCAAGCCTGATCGTTCGCGCCGATATCATGCGCCAGAGGATGCCGGCCTGACTAAACTCCAGAAGATACCGCACCTGCGAGCAAAGTGCGGCCAGCACCAGCCGGGCCTCGGGATCAGTAGCGGCCATGACGGCCGAGAATTCATTGTCGTCGACCCTGTCGACCACCGCCAGCTCGGCGACGATATCGATAACAGCATCCGCTTCGGTGTCGTCGGTGGCCGCCATCGGCCCACGCAGCACAGCCCCGCTCTCTTTCGTGAAGAGCGACAGCACCGGCGTATAGGGCTTGGTCGTGTCGATATCCTCGATCGCGATTTCGCGGCTATCGAGGACATTGACACCGGCGATCGTAGGAAAGCCGGTTCCGGCCTCGACCGCTGCTGTCGGTCGAAGTACCTCGATGGCCGCCAGGCGCAAAGCTTCCGCTGCAAGCATATCAGGCCTCCGGTAAACTCTGCGCCACGCTCAGCGTCGCCATGACGGTTCCAAGGCCGTCCGGATCGAATTGGCCGATCGTGAACAGCGCCCCATCTTCCTCGCGACGAAGCATGAACCCCGCCACCAGTGGCTTGCCCTCTATCAACCGGATTGACGCCAGGCGCTGCGCAGCACGATGCAGCGTCCGGCCCATTCCAGTCACCGGCTGAGCCTTCGAGTCGTTCTCCATCTGCGTGTTTTCGAAAAAGCACGCGGACGTCGGATAGGGTTCGTCCGTCGCCGACAGCTTGGACCGGGCGTTCGGATCTTTCGCCGAAAGCGGAAAGATCGTCACGTCCTTGCCGTGGACGCGCTCGACGGTGGAGCGGCTGACTTTCGCCAGCCGCTCGAAGATGTTCGTCATGGCTTAGACCGTCGTCGCGCCGAGGAGCACGTCGACGTTGGGTGAGGGGTTCGCCGCCACTGAAACGGCGGTGCCGATCAGCGTATTGCCGGATGCCGTCTTGTTGACGACGCTGTTCGTGGCATCCCAGTAGAGCTTGTCGCCGATGGCGATCGCCAGTGCCGATGTCTTGGGAAGGTTGTACACGCCGGTACGCTGGATGGAGATTGGTACGGTCGCTAAGGCCGTTACGCTGGAAATGCCGATCAGCGAGCCGATGATGACGGGCATGCCGGAAACGGCCCCGCCTGCAGGAGCCGGAACGTCGATAGAGTGACCCGGCTGGACGTAATTCTTCATGTCGATATCCTCTTGAAAGCAGCTGCACCACAGTCTGGTGCGCGAAGTTGAAAGGCGCCCCCGGCTTACTGGCCGGGGTTCTTCCAGCCGAAGCGGTAGTCGACGGCGCCGCAGCCGAAGTCATGCTCGACGGACATCGCCATGCCCTGGCGCCCGAAGGGGTTTTCGATGCGAACGCGCGGCGCTTCGTATCCTTCGAGATAGCCCCAGCGATAGTTCGATCCGGCTTCCGGATTGGGGAAGAGATACCAGGCATTGCCGGTAATCTGGGCCGTGTCGATCGGCGTCAGGCGACCAGAGAAAATGTTGACCGTTTGGACGGTTGCGGGCGTGATGCTTGCGACCAGCATTTCAGCCGCGGTTAGCGTGTCCGGGCCGGTCAGGATGATCGACGGGCTGTTCGCCAGCAGCGGATTACCGTCGAGGCTCTTCTGTTTTGCCATCGCGGCACGGCCGTTCGACACGGTCGTCACGTCGATTGCGGCGCCGGCGCCGGCAAGGTTGGTGTGGCTCGCATGGAAGACCGTCTGCCCATCTGCAAGCTTCGCGTTCAGAGCCGAAGAGTAGAAGATGATCTCTTCGAACAAAGCGACGGTCGAACCGTAGGACGACAGCATGTCCTGAATGGCGCCGAGATCGTCGTTGATCATCAGCTGACGAGAGACTGCGATCGCCCTGGCATAGGACAGCACCTGCAGCGTCTCCTTGCCTTCGGTGAGCGTCCCGTACTTGATTTCGCCATCCTCAAGCACTGGCGCCAGCATCGGGAAATCGCCGGTCTTCAGGCTGGTATGCGGCCTGAAATCACGGAAATTCCGCTGGCGGGCAATCCGGCGGTAGGTCGGCTGAGCCAGGGCGTAACGGGCTTCGAGCGTGCGATTGATCGAGCCTTCCAGGATCGCCGGGAAATCGGAGGTGGTGTGCGCGGCGCGCGTCAGAATGTCCTCGACCTCACGGGCATTGCGGGGGAAGCCGCGATATCCGACCGCTTCGGCGGCGATCGCCACCAGGCCGTCAGTCATATAGCCACGTGCCGCACCGCTCGGTCCGGCGGCAGGCACCGGAGCACCCAGCCGATAGGCAAGAGCTTCGATGCGGGCGTTGCGACGCGTTTCGGCTTCATCGGTGATGATGCGAGAAGGCGACGTCTGCGTGGTCCGCGATGCCATATGCTCGAAGGCCTGAGCGCGGAAGGCGTCAACGCCGACATTGGCGCGGATCGCTTCTTGGATAGCGGCCGTTTCCATGCCGGCGCGTGTGCCCATATCGAGGATATCGGCGGCGCGAACTGCGGCGATCGCCTCAGGGGTCTGCGTCGCCGTGGGAGCCGGCGCATTGCGGGTTGCCGCAGCCTCCTCGTCTTCCTTCTTCTTGATATCGCCGCGCAGGGTTTCGGCTTCGGCCAGGATATCGGCGTGCTCCTTTTCGATGGCGCGCGCAGCGTCCGGCGACATATCGTCTTTGATTTCGGCGATCTTCGCCGCAGCCCGCTGCGTCAGCTTTTCGAGATCCGCCCGCATGGCAGCGACCGTCACCGCGAAATGAGGGACATGGTTTGCGATATCGCCGAACCAGGAGGCCGGAGCCGACACATGGTGAGATGCCGCGAAGACATCCGGCGCGGAGACGGAAAACAGAAGGACGGCGAGGGCCAGCGTGCAGGCGACCGCCAGGACGTTAGAGATTTTCATATTGGTATTCCCAGAGAGGAGCCTAGCCCACAGGCGGAAAAGGGCGACCGCCTGCTGGCGGGCATGGCAGCTCGGCGAAGCCTAGCGAGCCAATTCGATCTGCCGCTGCGCCATCGTCATGCGCAGGCGGCGAATTGCATTTTGATCCTCAGTCGAGGACATCACGCGGCATGCGTAGAGTGCGTCACCGGTGCCGCTGCGAACTTGTGCGCCGGGATCGGCCGGGATCGGCACTGCCGAAATTTCCCATGGCTCCCAATCGATGACACGACGCAACGGGATCTTGCCCTTGCGTTCCGTCGTCTCGACCGTGTGGATACGGTAACCAACAGAGATGTTGGAGACCGTCCCTTCCTTGATGCGGGCGACGCGGTCGGCGGCATCCGGCGCATTCGAGAGCTGGATCTTGGCGAGGCCCTTGCCGCCCTTGATCGTCGCAGATCCGCGCACGACGGCGCCGATCACGTCACCAAGGCTCCATTGCCCGTGGGTGTCGAGGAACGGTGCGCCGGCATTCAACCTGTCGAGGCGCACGCTCTTCGCGTTGACAACCAATTCCTCGTCAAACTCGCCGTCCATCCACGACACACGGCGCACCGTCGCGCCGGTCGTGAAGATGACGTCGATCGTGTTCGTCTCCTGGTCGAAAGACCCTGCGCGGACTTCCGCGTCGCGAAGAAGCTGCGGCAACCGGATGATTTCACTCATCGGCATTTTCCTTTGCTTTGGTGGATGCGTCTGTCTCGCCATCAGTCGAACCCGATGGAGCGACACCGCCCGCCGGTCGGCGTGGGTCGATATCAAGCGGCACGTTGTTGGCATCGGCGAACTTGAAGAAGGCGTCGAAATCCTTGACCACCTTGCGCCAGTCCCGACCCCATGCGGAGATGAACTCCTGAGGCGACGTACGTCCGGAGCGAACGGCAAGCATATCCGCCTGCAGATCCTTCAGCGGATCGATCGGCTCTATACCCGGCATGATGTGGTCGACCGGATAACCCCCTTCGAGGCGGGGTAATCTGTCGGCGAGAATGGCCAGGTCTTCGAATTTTCGGTCGACTTTCCGGCAAACCATCGGCACGAAGCACGACCATTGGAATTGCTCGATCATCCGGCGAAATTCGATCTTTCCGGCACGAAGCGATGAATAGTTCGCCTGCGTCAGATCGCCGGTCAGCTGGTCATAGGTAATTCCGGCACCCGCTGCCATGGCCCGCAGTCCGGCCTTGTACGATTCGCCGAACACTGACTGCGTCGATCCGCTCGGAAAAACGATCTCGGCGTCGCCGATATCTTGGATCATGCCCGGCTCGATACGGGTGATCTTGTCGCCCTTTTCGTCTTTCTTCGTTGCAAGTACGTTCTGGCCGCCTGGCGCCCGCTTGAGGAAACCGGCATAGCTGGACTGCGTCCGCTGCTGGACGATCGCCGCTTCCATCAGGTCCTGCAGTTCCTTAGCGGTCAGCAGTATCGGTGCGAACAGGGGCACACCGCGCAGTTGCCCAAGGCGCAGCGGCCGATAGAGGTGGCAGATATCGTTCCAATCCACCAGGACCGAGGCTTCGATGTTGCCGACCACCATCTCGCCGGGGTGGTTTTTCCAGAGATAGACGCCCTCGCGCACGCCGAAATCGCCGATCTTGATGCCGAGGCGTACGGATGATGTTTCGCCTGCCGCGCCGAATATGCTGTCGCGCGTCGCATCGATCTGATCTCCCTCCAGTCCCTGCAGGCGGAACGGCAGCACGCGGGGTGAATCCGACAGCCGCCTCGGGATCAATCGGAGGAGGCTATCACCTCCCTCGAACATCGACCGGCACAGCAATGCCTGCTGCGCGCCGTAGTCAAGGACGTCCTCGACATCGCTCGATGCCTCCCATTCCTCTCGCAACAGCCGATACTTGTTATCGAGGACATCCGATCCGGTATTCGGGACGGTCATGATGCCGGTCCCGATGGCGTGCGACACCATCACGTCAAGGATGCGCTGGCCAGCCCAACTGTTGCGGACGAAATCACGGGATCTGTCGCGCAGCGTACCGAGCGCCTTGCCGATCTCGGCATTCGCCGAGGTGTTCTTGGCGATATACGAGCGGCTGCGGCGGCCGAATTGCGCCGAATTGTAATCCCGCTTGGCAAACCAGGAGCGGATATTTCCGAGAACGCCCATCAGTAACCGCCGCAGTATTCGGTGAAGATCGGCCCGCAGCCCGCCGTCGCACCCTCAACCTCCGCCTTGATGAGGTCGCGTGCGCGCAGCAGATCCGTCATGCTTTGATACTCGACCTCATGCGTCTGAAAGCGGACGCGCTTCGCGCCGGTGGCAATCGCGGCGTTGATGGCGTCGAGGTCGGCTTGCGTCCATGCCATTAGTCGTTATCCCAATCTCTGCTTCGGTCATCACGGTGCGAGCTAACAAGTGGCTTCGACCGCAATTCGTCTTGCTCGCCATCGCCATCGGCGTCGCCGTTTTCGTCGGCCGTTGCTATTTTCGCCGCGTGCGCTGCGACCAGCGGCGCCGGAGCGAAAAGACCTGGATCGACCACGCCTTCCGGCAGTCCGCGCATCGAAGCAAGCAACGTCCACTCATCGGGCGTCATCCTCGAAATGCCGAGGTAGTCGCCGAGAGCGTCGCCGTAGATCTCGCAGTCGAGAAAGTGGTTCTGGTAGCCGGCGCGCGGCAACCAGATGCGGCGCTTGCGGCCCTTATTACGGCCGCTCTTGGCCGTCTCAGTTCCCAGATATTCCGACGTGATCTGCTTGAAGTAGACCTCGTCCATCCATCCGCCGAAATGGCAGTAACCTGGTGGGTCGATCGGCTGCCCCGAAACGATGCCTTGCTTGTGCAGGTTCGCGTAGAACCCGCCTTTCAGTGACCATGTGCCGACGCCCCAGACCATCGCGCCATTGCGGATGCGCTGGCCGTTGAAGTCGATATCGACCGGGGAGGGCTGGCCGATCGGCGGACGCGACCAGCCGTCAAGCCCCTTCAGAGAAAACGTTGCCGGCTTGCCGCGCACCCAGGTGTAGACGACGTGGCTGCGGTAACCGGAGTCAATGCCGAACAGATCGACGGCGCGCCGCTGCCCGAAGGCATCCGGCCATTCCTTGACGCGCAGCTCCTCGAGCTTGAGGAACGCGCCGCCGTGCGGATCGTCCGTCGCACCTTCGATGAAGCCGGCATCGACGCGCCAAGACTGCCGATCCGGACCGTAAGCCTTGAACAGGTAGTAGATTCCATTCAGCTGAACGTCGGCAGTTCCCACGAACACAAGGCCAAGCGCCGGTATATGGCCGCGGATCAGATCGTCCTCGCGCCGCTCCATAAGCCGGACATGATCCGGCGCATCGCCCTGCATGTCGAACGACAGCCCGAGCGTCAGGTTGCTGAACGTCTTCAGCTTTAGCGGGTCTTCATTCGCTCCGACGAAGCGGGAGGCGATTTTCTCCCACGGCACGAAAGGCGAGCTGAGCGCATCGAAATGGTACGACGGGTACGCGCCAGGCCGGGAAGCCTCCGGAACCCAGCTCCCCTTTTTCATCAACGAAACCTTCTCATAGGCCTCGATGATCGCCCCGCAGCACGGCGTCGCGTAGTGCGGTTCGTGCGGATACTCGTCGTTAAATTTGAAATACCGGCGGTCAAAGACGAACTTGAAATTGTCGCCGCAGCCAGGGCAGGGCATATACCAGTAACGCTGATCGCCGCTTTCGAAGTAGCTGTCGATCTTCGATCCGCCCTTGATCGTCGGCGTCGACACATAGACCCGCAGCCATTCGCCCGACATCAGGAAGGATTCCTGCCGCGCCTCGACCATGGCGAAGGGGTCGCCCTGGCCGTCGAGATCGTCGGGATATTCGTCGATCTCGTCAAGGAAGGCCTTCTTGATGGTCGACGAACGAAGATCGGCCGCCGAGCTGGCGATGGCGAGCTTCAGAGATCCGCCCCGGAATTTCTTTCTGACGGCAGTCGAACCGTCGCCGGAGCGGGAGGCCTGCTCCTTCACGAGCTTTCTGAGCGCATCCGAACCGGTGATCGCTATGTCCAACTTCTCGGCGTTGAACTCCTTCAGCGCGCCGGTCGTCGGCTGCACGATCATGGCGCGGCACGGATCGGTGGCAATCAGGTGGCCAATCGCCGCGATCATCAGCGTTGTGAAGCCGGTTTGAGCCGACTTGCGAACGGCAATCTCATTGACGCCGCTGTCCGTCGAACACATTTCTAGCGGTTCAGCGATGTAAGGCGTGAGGCTATCGTCCCACAATTTCCCGGCGCCGGGACCATCCGGAACAACGAGGTTCTGCCGCGTCCATTCTGCCGCCGAAAGCTGTTCCGGCGGCGAGATCGCAGCAGCGAGAACGCCAGCAACCAGCGCCAGGGCCGACCGCTTGATCGTGACCTTCATTCCTCGCCCCCGAAATCAAGATCGACCTGGACGCCGACCTTCTCTGCTTCCGCCGCTTCGCCGGCCACAGCCGTCAGCCGCGCCGCAATCACTTCCCGCTGCTTATGGATCTTCTTGCGCAGCAGCCGGCGCAGGGCCGGTTCACCGTCGCGGACGGTATCAAGGATCTCGCTCACCCAATTCAGCGGCGCGCCAAGCTCGCGAATGATGACCTCGGTCGCTTTGACCAGCGCCGTTTCCACGCCGTGATCGCCCTTGATCGGCACGAGCTGGCCGGTGCGCTCCGCATAGTCGAGCGCCTTCAGCTTCGACTCGTACTGAGCACGCTGGGTCTGCGCATCGCGCAGCGCGGCAGTCGGCTGCTCAGTCGTTTCGCGTTTAGTCTCGGCGCCCTGTTCGCGAAACGCATTGCCTGTCTGACCAACCGCACGGTCGAATGTGGCAAGTTCCACCTGGCGGGATCGGCCAACGCGCCGCGTTGCAATCAGGCCGTCTTGCTCAAGCCGGTTGATCCGCTCGGATGCTGACTGACGGCTAATACCCTTGCGCTTCGCCAACTCGGCGATCGTCAGCCAGACGCCGTCGCTTCCCGGTGATGATGCTGCCGTGGTCTCGAACAGATCGGTCATCTTTGTCAGGTCTTGTCAGGCTGAGTCAGGGTCGTCAGGTCAGTTTTTTGCCCTGCACGACTAGCGAATTTTCGGGGTCGTCCCGGCCCGCTAGGGGTGGACGGTCTGGGAAGGACCCGCGACCCCCCCCCGGCCGGGGGGTGCCCTCGGTCCGGTCGGAGGGGTCGGGGGGTCACCTCGGGAGGAGGCGATCGATCTCGTGCAGGACGCGAGGAGCGAGGTGCTCTTCGATGACCTCGGCCATGACGTCGAGATAGACGTCGGGGTTGTTGGTGATCGCGTGCGCCGGGTTTGGTCCGAACAACTCGCGGATCGGTAGGCGCTCCTTGCTCGTCCGCATCATCACGCCCCTGTGTCCGCTCTCCATCTCGGCAATGAAGGCATGGGCGTAGGAGCCGCGCGTTCTGACCCTTACCCCTTTTGCGGTTTGGGTCGCACCGAGTTTGTAGAGATGTATCCAACCGGATTTGACGATCACATCTTGCGTGTTGCCGCCGGCATTGAAGCGGGCCGTCGTCAGCTTTCGCACCACACCAGGCGGCAGCTTCGTGTGCTCGGCGCTGCGCTTGACGATCCGGGATCGGACCATTTCCCGCATCCGGCGCATCGCGCTCGCCATCGCCTTCGTCTTGATCGCATCGGGCAAGCCCGCAATCGCTCGCGAGAGGTTCAGGATCTCGCTGGCATCGATTTTCAGTTCTGCGACCATACCTATTACGCAGAAAGGCGACCTCTCGGCCGCCTCATCAATCGTCAGTTCATAGCTGTAGCACTTGCCCTGAATCGGTGCCTCGCTGGTGAGGCCGCTAGGGCTGGGGCTGACCGGCGTACCGACCTCAGAACTTTCGTTCCCGCATGTTACTGCGTTTTCAGAGGCTCACTTCAGGATCATCAGCTTGTCCGTGGAGCGATTTCTCATCACACTTTTTCGATCTGCGCAATATCCAATTCGACAGGCGTGCTGCGCCCAAAGATGCTCGCTTCGACGGTGACGCGATGCTTAACACCGTCGATCGCGATCACCGTGGCGTCGAATGAAGCGAACGGCCCATCAGTTATCCGAACGGTTTCGCCGACCCTGTAGGTGAGCAAAACTTCTCGGCTGTCGTAGGTTCCTTCGTGAGCGCGCTTTCTGAATTTCTCAACGAATTGGAATGGGATGGGATAGGGCTTTTCGCAGCCACCGATGATGCCGATCACGTGTTTCACCCGCCGTAGCGCGACGAAGCATTCCGCCTTGGCAAGGCACTGAACGAGCACATAGCCGGGCATTACGGGCAGTCGAGGGGCGGGGATAATGCGGTGGCGAAGGCGCCTTTCCTCTCCTCTTCGGGTCGGGACAAGTGCCTCAACATTTTCCTCGTAGAGGTATTTTTCCACAGTGAACTCGCTGCGCGTCATCACCTGCAGGCAATACCAGGCGCAAAGCTCGGGATAGTCGGCGATGATTCGCCGGCTCGCCATCGCGAGATTGCTGATTCTGATTCGCTGTTCGTCGGCCAGCTTGTCGAGCTTTCGATAGCCTGCATCAGATACGTAATCACCGAATTCGCCCCGCCTATGCTGCATCGTCATCGCCCCGCTCCCTCGCAATTGCCGCCTTGAAATCCGCTATGGCTTGGTCCGGTTCGCCGGCAGGGAAGTAGAGCCATTCCACCCGCTCAGGCAGCGGTGGCCATGCGTTAGCCTCCTGCAGCCAGCGCCAGCGCGCCGCCACTTCGCTGTCGCGGTGATGAGCGACGAAGCCTTCCGATAGTTTCACCAGCCATGGCGGCACGGTGACGCCCTCGGCCATCTCGGCGCGGCGATGCATGGTCACCACTTTCGGCCAGCCGTAGGCTAGGCGTCTTTCCCGCTTGACCCGCTCGGCCGCTTCGCCGCCTTTGCCCAATTCCATCAGCTGGAAGCGCGTCGGCGGCACAGGCGGCTCTATTGGATCGGCCATCAGCGCGAAGAAGCGGCATGCGCTCCACGCCTTGCTGTAGGCGTTATGCATCGCCGCTCGTTCGCTTTCAGCAGGGATCGCCGCCAGGATCTCGCGCCATTGGCGGCCCTTCAGGAAGACGGCGGCGGCGCTTCGCTCGGATTTCTTCGTCCAGCGCAGCACCTCGGGCGTTTTCTCGACGCATTCGTCGCGGTCTTCAGCCGGCATGGCGAACCATGCGTTTCTGGCAAAGTCGATATCGCCATGGTCCCAGCTGGCAAACCAGATGGTGAAGGCGTGCTCAATCTTTTTTCGATCGGACCTGTTCGAAACTCCCTCTCCCGCGACAGCGGCTGGAAGTGTAGTTGGAAGGTTAGCTGGAAGAATCTTATCTTGGTGGAGCTGCTCCACCACCTTATGGGAACCATTTCCACCACCTTCGGGAACCATTTCCACCACCTTTTCCTCTGAAGGTGGTGGAACTGCTCCACCACCTTCAGGATCGGAAACAGCGGCGACGGACCCGGTCATGTCCCGTCCCGGCCAGCGAGCGACATACTCGTTCCGCTTCCATTTCTGTCCTCGAAAGCCATGCTGAGAGACCTCGATCCAACCGTTTGACTCGGCAAGATCGAGGTGTTTTAGGATTGTTTTCTTATCGAGTCCTGTCATTGCGACGAGATCGGCGATCGACGGGTAACAAGAACCGCCCGTCTCATCCATTTTCAGGCCGAGCGTGTGCAGAACCAGCCGCGTGATCGGCTGCAACCCGGACATGCTGACGGCGTGGCGCCAGGACCATGCGCGCGAGCTGCTGTGGCGATCGGGCTCTATCATGCGTCACCGCCCATCGGCGCTAGCTGCGCTGCGTCGAGGAACGCCTGAAAGCGGCCTTCCACATGCAATCTCGCCTTCGCCTGGTTGGCCTCGCGTCCGGCGCTCGGATGCCCGCTGACGGTCACCCATATGCGCCAGCGCCACAGATGGCCGCGCCCGACCGGCGGATAGACTGCGCCGATATCGACGTCGCCACGCTGCAGCACTGCGCGGTATGTCTCCTGCCGCCACTTCATGCCGCCACCTCCGCTTGAAAATTTAGCGGCCACGTGTCTAGGTTCCAACGACTGGAGGGACCATTGGAATGAGATCGACGTTTGAACGATATGGCGCCATCATCGCTTTGGTCGTGTTTCTCGCGATCGCTGCAGTGACGCTCATTGGCTTCCAACCGACGGCGGCAGTTCTCGCTAAAACATGCGCGACTGACGACAATGGCGGTTGCTTTCGGGAATGGATGAGCGTGTTCGGAGACTGGTTCTCGGGCGCCGCGACTTTTGCGACGATCATTTTCCTCTCCAGACAAATCAACTCGTCTGAACGGCACCACCGTCAAATGATGAAGCTTCAATACGATAAGACTTATCGGCTCGCGATGACGACCGGAGCGGTTGCTGCCAATATTGGCAATTGGTGCTCCCAATCGCTCGCCCAGTGGAAGGCCATTCGTTTCGAAACGTACGGAGAGTGGGAAACGGCGGGCATAGGCCAACTTCGGTTTCTGCGCGAGATGTTCGACCGCGAAGATTTCGCGACAGTGGCGATCGAAATCGAAGCGCCAAAAATGCAACTGAAGCAGCTTCTTGAGAGTTTCGTGCTGACGATCACCCGCATTGAGCAATATCCAGCGCGATATTCGAACCTCCATTCGACCTATATCCGAGAGGCCTTGATAGGTAGCCTCGGCAATGCCGTCTCGTATGCTGAAGAGACGAGAAAATCGTGCTCTCGTCACGTCGAGTATGTGGATAGTTTTATCGGTCACTGAGTGGTCGACCCCAAGTTCAGCGGCTTCAAGCCGCATGCAATGCGATCCATCCGCCCTCGGGCGACTGCTATGGTGATGAGATCGACGGTCGAGCCGTCGTCGCGCCGTGGGGCGCGGAAGTGCTCTAGCTCGGCGTCGAGATATTCGAGGCCGAGCAGGAATCCCGTCTGGCGCAGCACGAGCTGTATGAAGCTGCGTTCGCGCACCAGGCAGTCGATCGAGGCTGTCAGCAGCCATCGCGCCCGTTCGGCGTCAGTGGTGCATTCGTCGATGTCGGGTCGAAGGAGGAGGTCGCTCACGCCACCTCACTTTCCGCCGTACCGGCCTCATATCCCCACGCCGTCCAGCCTGGCCGAGGATCACGGCAGAACATTTCCAGCCTCGGCATATCGGGATAAAGCCGTTCGATCGTCTCGGCGTAGAAATCGGGCTTGGCGCTGTGCTTCCCCTTTGCCTCGCGATGCACCGTATGCGGTTGCGAGCCGGGAATAGGTGTTGCCGGGTTGCCTCGCCTTCCGATCAACAGCAGCTCGTGCCGGTCGCGGCCCCAATAGCCGTTGCCGGCTATTTCCTTGTCCCAAACCCAATGATGGACATAGGTGAAGCCCCAAGCCGACATGACCTGCAGTCCATCGGGAAGCATCGGATTGGTCGCCCATAGAAACAGAACCGCATCATTCTTTGCTGGCGCGCCGATGCGCTCCCAAAGCGCGCAGATCTCCATAGTGGGCATTGTCGGGTAGTGGTTGGCTGCGCTTCGATCGCCGCCGGTCACTTCCGACCGCGTGTCGAATTTCCACGGTGGATCGGCGTAGATGATAGGAAACTTCTGCGCGACCCGTCCTGCAGTCGCCGCCCCATTCGTGGTCACGTGCGCCATATGGACCAGGCGCACAGCATGACGGACTTCCTGTTGCTTCCGCCGGTTCTCCTTGACGTCGGCCGCCTTCTGCTTTTCCTCAGCGAGCGCGGCCTCGACATAGAGAACCTGCCGCTCCTCTGGAACCTGCTTCAGGCGGTCCAAAAACGCCCCGCTGTCGAGCCTGGTGCCGCGCAGGCGGTGAAGGGCGGATTCGATAATTCTTTCGCCGCGCGAAGTATCTCGCTCGATGGTTCGGCGGTCGCGCCCGGTGGCGACTGCAGTCGCAACGGAAAACGTCTGCGGTGCATCGATCAAAACGACATCTTGTCGTTTTGATTTACGGTCGCCGCCCTGCGCCGTCTCGGGATGCTTGAGCAGGTAGATTTCCTTGCGGCGTGACAGGAATAGCGCCCGGTCGGCCGCCGTCAGTTCGGCGCGGATCAGGTTCTCGTCGATTTCCCAAAGCTCGGCGTCAAGCGCATCGCCGTCCTCATGGAAACAAAGCACATTCTCCCAGCCGAGCGCCTTGGCCGTTTGCAGCCGGTGGAGACCGGCGGACAGAGTTGCGCGAGGATCTTCCGGCTTGCCGAAAACGGTGATCGGTGTCTTTTGGCCGATCTCAAGAAACGACGGCTTCATAGCCTCGACCTTGGCAGGGTCGGCGGGTCGCAAGCGCGACCCTATGTCGATGCTGGCGATGTTGCGCCAGATTGCGTTGCGACCGTCTGGCGCATGCACGGCGGCTGGCGCTGCAGGCTGCACCGCCTCGGCGGTCGGATACCACTTGGAAGCCAGCTTCTTGTCCCGCCGCAACAGGCCCTTGCCGTTCAGCCGGATGCAGGCCTTGCGTTCCGAAACGGTCGTGTCGATCACAAAGCCATTGCGCTCGGCGGTTTCCAGCATGCGGGAGGCAATGTCTTGGCCGACGATGACGGGATGGTCGCTCATCACGCCACCTCTTCGTCGAGCTTAGCCAGGATCGTTTCGGCCGCACGGATCACCTCGCGCAGCTCCACCCGCAGCCGTTTCCGCTCCAGCGCATCGATCCGCCCATCAGCGAAGGCCGCAAGCAGCGCCTGCGAAACGTCCATCGCCTCGGCGAGCAGCTTGTGCGCATCGCGCTCGGAGAGCTTGTCGGCCTCGGCAGCTGCCGCAGTCAGCGGTTCCAGACGGAATCCGAGCAGCTGCGCCATGGTGCCGGTGATGATGGGTGAGCCGGCCGCGCGGTCGAGATCGACCGCCACGTCGATCGGCATGTAGGATTTCTCGTCATCCTCGTTCAGCGAGGCGTATTTCGACAGCTGCGAAACGACGACGCGCGTCGAGTGCTGAAACAGCGTGTTGCCGCCGGCCAGGTCGTAGGCGACGGAACAGACGCATTTCAGCGATCGGTATGCCTTCTCGGAAAAATGACGCACGGAAAGACCCCTCGGAAAAGCAAGGAAAGAAAAACGCAAAAGGATTCGGTGTCAGGCGCTGAGTTGCGCCCTATTCAATCGGCCGTCACACAAGCTGGAGCCCCACATGAGCAGACGAAACGAAAGTGCCGCCGGGGAAGGATGGTCCGCCACCCCGGCGGCAGTTGGCGCGGTGGCTGTTCAGTACGCCGCGCGGGGGAAACATTATGCGGCCACCTCCGATGTCGGAGATTGGCCCGCTGCCTGCGCAGCGAGACAGATTTCCAAAAACTGCAGCGTCGTGACACTGCCTTGCGTGCCCTTCTCGACGTCGCGAGCAAGGTCAACGCTCGGGTCGCGCTGCCCGGAAAGTGCCCGCGAAAGCGTGCTCGGAGATCGGCCGATGCGCACCGCAAAGGTCGATAGCCGTTCATTCCGCTCATCAAGATAGCTCGAAAGTGCGTCCATGGCTGCGGAATGTGCCAAATAGGCAAAATTTCGTCAAGGCATATTTTGCCTATTAGGCTCTGGCGCACTTTGTCCACAACGGGAAATTTGCCATATGGACAAAATATATCCAAACCGCATTCGGGAAATCCGCAAGGAAAGAGAGCTGACGATCGAGGAACTGGCCGAGAAAACGGGCCTTTCCGTCTCCTATACCGGTCGTCTTGAAAACGGCGAGCGCAACCTCTCCGTTAAAAACATGAACCTCTTTGCGCATGCGCTCGATGTCGAGCCGCAGGATCTGCTTGTCGTTCCGAAAGCGAAATCGACGAACGTCATTGCCGTCATGGGTAGAATCGGAGCGGGGGCCGAGATCTTGCCAGAAGAAGAACAGATCCCACCGGAAGGGCTTTACGAAATCGAAACGCCGTTCCCTCTGCCCGAGGACGCCATCGCATTTGAAGTCGTCGGCGAATCGATGTGGCCGCGCTACGACGACGGCGACATCGTCGTTTGCTGGCGCCAGGGCGTCGTCGTCGAGGAAGTTCTTGGATGGGAGGCTGCAGTCAGAACGTCATCGGGAAAGCGCTACCTGAAGCGCGTCCTCAAGGGCGGAGAGAAGGGCACCTTCGATCTGGAAAGCCACAACGCCCCACCAATCCGAGGCGTTCGGCTGACGTGGGTGGCGTCCATTCAGTCCGTTATTCGTAGCGGCCAGTGGAAAAAGCTAACGCCATCGGCGCGTCAGCGCATGGTAGAGCGGATGACGGCCGGCGCCAGAAAAGGCGCTTAGATCGCTATTTTCCGTTGCGCTCTGGAAGGCTCGTGATGGCGAGCGCTCGCAGGCTGCTATCAGGCGCAGTCAGCAAGAATGCGCATTTTTTCTCATCCATTGTTGCTGCCATCGCCGCGATGCTCTTGTCCATCCCGCCCGCCTTTTCGGCCGATTGACGGATCTGCGCCTCGTGGCGCGTCCCTTTTGCCTCCGCAACAAGAATTTCCGTGAAGCGCCGAGCTGCCGCCAGGCACTCCGTCGAAGGCGTGGACGACGCCACCAGCGTCAGCGCTGCGATGATTTCGATCATTATCCACCCTTCCGAAATTCACTCAACCTTCAGCATAAATCACATTGTACCTTCGCGCTCCCGCCAGGGCGGCGCAATTAATTTGCCAAATAGGCAAATTCCCACTTGACGGAATGTGCCTATTTGGCAAATATTGGCGCCATCCGGTCCTCCTCCTCCCAGCCGGATCGCCCATAGGGGGCGCGCGGCTGCCTCACTCCTCCCGAGGCAGCCGCTGAAGGGGAGGCGAGGAGAGCAAGATGAAATCCAAAAGCAAAGTGCCGGTCCGCAACCTTAAGGCCGAGATGCTGGACCTTTACCGCGAACGCGGCGCCCAGACTGAAACAGACCTGATCCGTGCCGGCTTCACCAAGGAGCAAATCGACACATTGGCACCTGCCGTCGCCGAACAGCTGCGCGCCGAAGAGTTCGCCACCGCTGCCTGATCCGATCCGTTTCGGATGCCGCCTCGTCTTCACCCCTGGCGAGGCGGTTCCCAAACGGATGCGAAAGGGCACTCCCATGAACCATTTCACGCCATTCTTGCCGCAAGGCGTTCTGCTGCGCCTGCCGCCGATCAGCGACGAGCGCGCCCGTGATCTTGAGGAGCGCCTGCTGAGGTCCTTCCGTATGCGCCATCGCATTCAGCGCCGCGCCGAGGCCGCGCTGCTCGTCGTCACCGGGTTCGTGTTCGCCTTCACCTACATGGCCCAGGTGTCGCCATGACGTGGCTGGTCACGACCTATTTCGCAGTCTTCATCGCGGCCAGCTTCGGCGCATGCATGTTGTTCATTGTGACGGGTGGGGCCAGCAGTGCCCCACGTCGGCGCCGCAGGAGGTCCTGATCATGGCCGAGATCGTTCATTTCCCTCGCCAGCCAGTGCCACCGAGCCTTGTCCCGCCCACGCTGTCGGTGCGTGACCAGATAGCCCTTCAGGCGGCCATCCACCACCTGGTGACGGCCAGCCAGAAGCTCATGACTGGCGCCCTTGCTCACGAGGTGCGCGAGCCGTCGATCGCCGCCTCGGCGGATGCGGCCGAGGCGGCCCTGTTCCACCTGCTGACGCTCAAGGGCGCTTGCAATGCGGATCTGTCACTGCGCCGGCTGCTCGTCGAGCGCGATCGAGAAAGGTCGAAACCCTAATGCCCTTCAAGAGAAAACTCCCTGACCGCGCCACGCTCGCCGCCCATTGTGCCGATGGCATGACGCCGGCCAAGATCGCCGAGAGGTATGATTGCCGTCTCGATAGTGTGCGCCACCAGTTGCAGACCTATGGCCTGCTGGCCGTCAGGCCGAAGTCAATCCCGATCGAGATGGCCGGCAAGGGGCCGGCTCCGCAAGACCGCAGCAAGCGCGGCATCTTCCTGCATGCCGACCGCGTCACCATCATGCGGGATACCGCTTGCGAATTCGGCGGCCTTGCCATCCGCCCGCTCTCGCTCCCGCGCATCAGCATGCACATCGCCCAACTGGCGAAGAAACATCCTTCATTGATGGGAGGGCAGAATGCGTAAGGCCATCGCGACGGAGGTCACAGTCACAGGCAAGGATTTGTTTGCTGCAATGAACTCGGTCATGGCCGCAATCGAGCCGCAGACCAGCATTCCCATTCTCAAGATGGTCAGGCTGACCGTCCACCCCGATAAGCTGACCGTCACGGGCACCGACTTGGATATGGAGCTGACCGCCGACGTCGACGTGCTCAGCGCCGAGGGCGAGCTTGATATCTGCGTTCCGGCCGATCTGCTCAGAGCATCCGTGCGCTATGCCGGCGTGTCGCCCGTCATTATCCGCGTCGATGAAACCCCATATGAGCGCAAGATTATCGACAAGGGCTTGTGCACCGGAAAAGAGACGTACACGAAAACCGAAGTCACCGTCGACGTTGCCGGCGGCGACCAGGTCTTTGTCATCATCGACAACGCACCGGCTAGCGATTGGCCGGAGCTGGCGGCTGGCGCGGATTTCATGGCCTATGAGAGCTTCACCAACGGCCAGCTCGTCGAGATCCTGGAGCGCGTCGCCGTTGCGATATCGACCGAAGAGACGCGCTATTATCTCAACGGCATCTATTGGGAGCCCGGCCGCTTCACCGCGACGGACGGCCACCGCCTGGTCAGCCACCCCTACAAGGGCATGTTGCCGACGCCGAAGGGCAGCAACGCCCCTATCAGCGCCATCATTCCGGCTCGCGCGGTCAAGGTTCTGTTGAGCCAGGCCAAGGGCGACATTCGCACGGCGGTTTTCCCGAAGCCGGGCGGCGTGCCACTCCTGAAATTCGACTATGGCGACATGCGCCTGGTGACGAAGACGATTGACGGAACGTACCCTGATTACCCGCGCGTCATCCCGAAAGAAGAGCCGACAGATACGAAGGTCAGCTTTAGCGCGGCGATCCTTCGGCAAGCGCTCTTGTCGGCCGTCACCTTCTACAAGATCAACCGCAGCCGCAACGGCATCGCCATTCGCAACGATGACGGCCGCGCCGTGCTGACCACGAGGGCCGAGAAGCCCGACAACCAGATGCAGGGAGGTGCGTTCACCGCCAGGACGTTCGCCGATTGGCCGAAAGATAGCACCATGACGCATATCGGATTGAATATGCGCTATCTGCTCGACTTCGTGCCGAAGGGCGGGAACCTGGTCCTGCAGATGAAGGACAGCGGCGCGCCGGCCCGTGTCATGGTCGAGGGACAAGACGACGTGACCCGCATCGTCATGCCTATGCGGGTATGAAGAACATGAACGCGGATCTCTTCGAAAGCCCATCGCCGCCCGCCATGGAAATGAGCGCCGTCCTGTCGAAGGATGAAGCGCAGCTCTACCGCCCCGAGCTGCGCCGCGTCTGGGATAGGGAGCTGCCCGTTCTCGTCGTCTGCATGCTCAACCCGTCGAGGGCCGATCATCGCAGGAACGACCCGACCGTGCTGGCGCTGATCCACTTCGCCAAGCTCTGGGGCTATGGCGGCCTCTTGATCGTCAACCTGTTTGATTTCCGTGCCTCCTCGCCGAAGGATATGATGGCCGCGGAATTCCCCTTCAGCCCCGAAAATATCACCTATATCGACGGCGCCTTCAACGAGGCCCGCCACCGCAACACGCCGGTGCTCGCCGCATGGGGCAGCGGCGGTGACTACATGGACCGCGCCGAATGGCTAATCGGCCGTGCCCGTCATCACCTCGTCGATCTCGTCTGCCTCGGCCTCACGAAGGACGGCCACCCCAAGCACCCAATGGCGCGCGGCGCTCATCGCATTCCGCGTGATCAGCAGCCGGTGACGTTCCGGACGGCGAGGGCGGTAGGTTGATGCGGATCCTCTCGATCGTCACCCGTCACTTCTGTCTCTACATCGGGCCGGATCATGCCCGCCGCATGCCGCTGCATCTGATCGTCGGGGCCGTCCGACGTGCCAAGGCCCTGCAGGGCGAATTCAAATTCCGCATCATGCTGAACATCTATTTTTGGCATGGTCTCCAATTGTCTGCCGGGTTCTCGCCGGCGTGGCAGGAAGTGCCGAGCGTCGTCGCCGAATACGAGAGGACGATGCGCTGATGGCTTCCCCCGCCGACGTCCAACGCCTGCAGCAGATCCGCGTTCGCCATGCCGATGCCAGCACCGATTGGTCGCTGTCGTCGGATAGCAAGGCGATCTTTGCGCGCGTCGTACCGGGAACGCCGCCGGTCGCCATCGTCGAGGCTACGGCCGATTGCGATTGGCCGGACAGGGATTTCCTGATCGGCGCTCATAGCGACATCACTTTTCTGCTGCGGCTGCTGAAAGACGCCTTCGACGAGATCCGCCGCCTGAAGCCCCGACACGATCCGCACCCCGCCGATCGCCGGCGCGAGCGCGAGGAAAAGCCGAAGGATTTCGCCGCCGAATGCGCCATGAAATGCAGCGACCGGCTTTTCCGGCGCTACCTCGTCGAGTGCCACAACGTGCCCGACGTCGCCGACAACGAGCGTATCGCCGTCAGCATCCGCAACATCCTGCGCGTCAAGTCGCGCGGCGAACTCAATTCCGATCCGGCCGCACAAGCCCGCTGGCTGGATTTTCGCGCCTCATTCGAAGCCTGGAGGGCACACCCGTGAGCGATGAATTTGATATGTCCGACACTGCCAGGCGCGATCGTGCGCTTGCTGCCGCTCATCAGGCGACGGAAGCTGCAGCCGAGCTGCTGCGCTTTGCTCGCGAAGGCGCAGACCTGAACGGGACGTTCGGCGAAATCGAAGTCGTCGAGAAGCTGCTTGATGCCGCGAAGATGGCGATCGAGTGCCTGCCGGAAGACGAAAACTCTCAGGGCTACTCCGACATATACGGCGACATCAAGCACGAAATTCAGGGGTGGATTTGATGGGCGGCGTGTCGATGGTTGACCTTATCGCGCTGGCCGAGCGCGTTGCCGCAGGTGAGATAAAAGCTCTCAGCATCAAGCAACCTTATCCGCACCACATCTTCCACGACGGCAAAGACGTAGAAAATCGCGACTGGCCGACAAACGGCCGAGGCTGGTTCATTGTCCACGCCGGCGTTTCGAAGTCGGAGCTAGACAAGGACGACGAGAGGGAGATGGCCATGCCGCGCGGCGGCGTGGTTGGAATGGCCCGCATCGTTGATTGCGTTCGTGAGATGGATAGCCGCTGGTTCTTCGGAAAGTTCGGTTTCGTTCTTCGAGATGCCTTTCCCCTGCCTTTGATCCAGTGCCGGGGGCAGCTTGGCTTTTTCAGCCTTGAGGCCGAAACGCTTCAACTAGTCGCCGCCGCCATTCGCGAGGTGAAGCCGTGAGCGAGAACGTGAAGGACACCCAGCGCGCCTTCTTGGCGGCTAAGGCCATCATCGACGGCCGCGACCCTATAGAGCATCAGTCGGCCGTGCTCGTTACGACTGAACACGCCATGGCCGCCGTTCTGCTCGCCTGCATGAACGGCGACCCGCGAAAGGCGGCGCTGATGCTGAACGAGGGTTTGGTGCAAGGTATCGAGCAGCGGCTCGCCTACTATGCAGCGGGGGGCCGCCGATGACCGACCAAACACAAGAGATTGCCATACTCAGGGAGCGCCTTGAGAAGATCGACAATCAGCGGCATGCCGCCCTTCATGAAAACCATCGACTCGGTCTCGTCATCGACGAATATCGCAAGCAGATAGCCGGTCAGTTTGTAACCGCTCGGGACCTGCGCGACTGGTTTGCCGGCCTGGCGCTACCTCAGTTCGTCGCCATCAACGATCGGGTCACGGCAGGTCGAGAAGATGTTTCCTACGCCTCTGCGCTCAGAGCGACCGCACAACAGGCCTACGCGTTGGCCGACGCGATGATGGCGGAACGGCTCAGAGGACAAACCCCCGCTCCCTCAGAGGGGGAGGTCGACACCTGATGACCCGCCGCGACCGCATCCGCGAAAAGATCATGGCGCGCGTCCGCATCGACGAGGTGACCGGCTGCTGGATCTGGACCGGCCCGACCTCGGGCACCAAGGGACGCGGCGCCGGCTATCCCCGGATGAGTCTGGGGGGGCAGACGGTCGCTGTGCACATCGTCATATGGACGAACGAGCACGGCTATATCCCCGGCAAGAAGGAACTGGACCACGTCTGCCGGAACCGGCTTTGCATCCGCTACGATTCGGAAGATCACCTCCAGCTCGTCACCCGCAAGCGCAACATCCTGCGCCAGTGGGAAGCCCGCAAGGCCGCAAGCCAGATCGGCCACAATGGCGGACCGCCTATGGTCTGCGAGGAGGCTTGAGATGAAGCTTCAAAAACACGAAGTCCTCCCCTCGTCCCTGCCGCCGATCGGCATCAGCCGCGAACAGGCTGCCGCCCTGATCGGTATTGGCCCGACCCTTTACGACAAGTGCGTCACGGCCGGTACGATGCCAGGGCCGCGCGTTATCGGCGGCAGACTCGTCTATGACGTCGAGGAAGTCGTTCGTGCTTTCCGCGCGCTGCCGCACAAAGGGTCTATCTTTGGCGACCTTGACGACGAACTGGTTGCGGGCAATGCTTTTGACGATGCAGAAGAAGATTGATACGAAATTGCCCAAGGGCGTGAGCCTCGATCGCGACTGGCGAACGAGAGAGGCGCGCTATTATTTCCGCGCCCCTGGCCTCAAGAAGGTGCGGCTGCACCAGGCGCCCGGTACGGACGAGTTCGCCGACGAGGTTGCCTGCGCCCGTCTCGGCATTCCCTATATCCTACCGGGAGAGAAGCCCGCGCCGAAGCCACAGGCTCCGCACGAAGTTAATGCCGGCACGATCGATTGGCTGATCGGCGAATACAAGAGCAGAACGGTCGGCAAGGTCAACCAGCTCCTGTGGTCGCGTCGCGCCAACATGCTTGAGGAAATCGCCGAACACCGATTCGGCAAGAAAAAGGCGCGGGTCGGCGGCCTGCCTTACATCGACCTGAAGCGCCGGCATGTGCTGAAGATGCGCGACGAGCTGCGCAGCACGCCGGGAGCGCAGAACGAGGTCAAGCGCGCGCTGTCTGCCATGTTCTCATGGGCGATCGACAACGATCTCGCTGAGACAAACCCGGCCGCGAAGATCAAGTTGCTCTATTCCGGCGACGGCTACCACACATGGACGGTCGCCGAAGTCCTCCAGTATGAGGCGAAGCATCCGCCAGGCTCGAAGGCGCGGTTGATGCTGCACCTGGCACTCTATACCGGCCTGCGGCTCGATAACCTGGCGATCGTCGGACGCCAGCACGTTCGCGACGGCCAACTGACCATTCGGCCAGGGAAGACGAAGAAGAGTAGCGGCGTCGTCGTCGATATCCCGGTTCTCGCCGAGCTGCAGAAGACGATCGACGAAAGCGAGACTGGGAACCTGACATTCCTGATCACCGAATTCGGTAAGCCCTTCACCACGAACGGCCTCGGAAACAAGATGCGTGATTGGTGTGACCAGGCCGGATTGTTCCACTGCACGACCCACGGCCTGCGCAAAGCCGGCGCCACGATCGCCGCCGAGAACGGCGCGACCGACGAGGAACTGATGGCGATTTTCGGCTGGACCACTAAGAACCAGACCACCGTCTATACCAAAAAAGCCCGCCGCAAGAAGATCGCGGCAGGCGCTATCCGAAAGCTGATCCCGGAACAAAACTAG